GAGCTCTATTTCCCCCCTTCCTTCCTGCCCTTAACTGGTCGTCCTTTGGCGTCTACCAAGGAGCGTTGACAATTGTTAAAGGGTTACTTGGTGCAAATTGAAGGGGGAAATAGAGTGGATGATGGGCGAAGGGGAAGACGAGAAAGACAGTGTTCGGTCAATCCCCTTCTATTACCGCTGTTCCACACCAGAAGGCACCACTCTTCTGGTTCAACAGAGCACCTTCTTTTTAGGAGTGGTTAGATCCAGGTATAGACGCCTGTTTCGCCGGTTCCAACCCCTTCGAAGTCCCTACCCATGACCAGTCGATCTGTCGCCTCCTGTGGGTGGTCAATGAAGGCGGTCATCATCCGGTTCCACTCGGTTCGTTTCTGTTCGATCTGTGCCTCTTTTGCAGAGATAGCAAGGATGTCCTGGAAGTACTTTACACCCAAAGCCAAGGCATCAACCCTGTCATCATGCTTTACCGCGCCTTTTTCCCGACACATGCGCGTTAGCTGGTACATTAGCATCCTGGGAAGGCGTTCTTCGGGGGCCATGTCACCGTTGGAGCGGTAGTCCCACTCAATCAGTCGTTGGTCAACAACAAGGCGATGCTGGTTAAGGATTGGTTCAAGCGTGTCTATGATCCGATCCTCCTTCCTTGTCGTGGCTCTGACCTCTTCAAAGGCAAGACCAATCTTCATTTCGATGGCGTGCTTCTTCATCAGCTCCATGACCGCACCATCACCGAAGTTAGATTCAATTAAGCAGAGAGTTGCCTTGTACTTCTTTGCACGACGCAAAATTTCGCAAAGAGTGCTGTCAGAGTACCCGTCTTGGTTGGCAAAGATGTCCCTAACAAAAAGGTATCCATTGATCTGTGATAGGACAACGGCAACCGTTTCGTCCTTTCCGCGACCGGAGGGGTCCACAGCAATGATAGTCTGACCCCAAGAGGTGTATTCGGAAACTGTTTTAGGTCTATGCCACCGGTCTCCTGGAAGGGCAACAGCAGGAAGGTCAAGCAGAGTCTCTTTATCAGCGCCCCACACCAGATCGCTTGGACCCTTTTCCAAGTCCAAGGGAAGTACGGAAAAGTCAGACAACTTAAGGGGAAACTTAAGCGCATCACTCAGGCTAGTATCAAGCATAAACTGGAGCATGAAGTTGCTCCGTGACATACTTTGTTCCCGTTCAAGGAGGTTAATCTCAGAGAAGCGAGTATCTGTCGGTGTCCAGGAAAGGGCTTGGTGTCCGTCACGTTTAATATCTTTGAGAAGTTGCGGAGCTAGTACTTCGTCGTATCCAGTAAGGTCTTTGGGATACCGAGCTGGCCAGACAAAGGGACGATAGTTGCGTTCTCTAAGGGTACGATAAATCGTGAAAGTAGTTTGCGGCGTCCCGAGAAACACGATACGAGAATCATTTTTTGGCGTAAGGACGGATTCGCCTTCAGTGACCAGTTGCAACAGCTTTTCACGCATGAAGTCGGTAGCAGAGTTAGCGGGAACTTCAACGTCATCGAATATGATAAGATCGGCTCGACTACCAGTGATTTGCCCGGTAATCCCGACGCTTTTAACTGACGGAGCTTGCGCGGGTTTACAACCGGCGACATCAAACGAAACTCGGGACCACCGCTGATCATCGTCCACAGGGCGAAAATGAGCCAACCAATCAAACTCCATAAGGCATTTTTGAGTGAAGATAGTGAAATCATCAGCTCTTTGTTTAGACGCAGAAATAACAAGGATCTTCTTATCACGGTCGTTCCATAGCGTCCACAGAACGAAGGCAGCAGCGATGAAACTTTTACCGAGTCCACGGAAGGCTTGAATTTGAAGTCGTTTGGGTCCATGTTGCATGTAATCAGCAATAGCAAACTGTGCCCTAGTAGGAGGCGGAAGATCAAGTGATTTCCAACACAGTTGAAGAAAAACTCTAAAGTCGTCCTTCAATTTTTGCTCGAAGGTTGCGAGCGATTGTTTCGAGTTCATCGAGGGTTGCATTTGATTTAATTTCATTGGCACGATTTGAAATTACCCACACATTGTCTGGAGTATATCCTTTGCTAGAATCCAATCTATCTAAGGAAGGGGACGTGGGGTTGTTTCCTTTTCCGGTTCCAGTATTATCTTGTAATTTAATATTTAATAATGGGCAATACTCGGGAATGCAAATGTGTTCCAGTGTAAGTGAATGCTCCAACCCTTTTGCTAGGGCCCGGCTTTTAGATCTTGATAGCATTTTTTGCTCCAAGGATCTACTGGACACTCTTTTGTAATGACATGGTTTGCAATACGAACCATATCCATTTTTAGACGCTTTATTTTTTGGCCAATCTGTAAGAGGCTTTTCTAAGCCACAGGAAGGGCATCGTTTTAAGTCCATGAGGGGAACGTACGGAACAGGGGGCGGAGAGGCGTTGTAGCCCCTCCTAGGCACTAATAAGCGCCCTTTTATTTAATTAAGGCGAGTCACCTTAACTTTTCCAACTCCAGAGTTCGTGAGACCGATAGCATCAGCCGCACCTTTACTGAGGTCCAATCCGCGATTCCCGTGGTAGGGTCCGCGATCATTAACCCTGATTACGGCACATTTCTTAAAGCAAGCTCTAAGTTTTGTACCAAACGGAAGGGTTCTGTGGGCCGCCGTAAGGCCGTTTTGATTGAATCGTTCACCATTAGCCGTAAGGTTCCCGTGAAAGCCGGGGCCATACCAGCTGGTGATGACGGACAGAGTAGTTAGAACAGAAAGCATTTGAAGAAAGCAAAGAACTTTTATATGGCTTACGCAAATGACCCCCTCACCCACGCGCAGGGAAAGGGGGCATCCATCTATTTAACCACACTTCCAACGCTTAAGAGCGAGGGCTTTGCGGGTTGGTTTGCCGTTCTTTGCCATTGGTCCTGGGTTGCCCTTCATCCTAGCACAGAAGCTGCGCTTACGAGGACCGCCTTCAGGCTGTGGGGCCTTTAAATTGGATCCAGTGGCTGCGTTATACTTGGCCCTACCTTTTGCGGTAAGGCCGCCCTTGGCAGACTTTTCTCCACGGCCAAGAGATAAGCTCGGGGCCTTTTTACTTTTTCTTTTTTGCACGGCTCTTACCCGCCGAGGACAGGCTTGCCGCAATGGCTTGCTTTTGAGGGTAACCTTCCCTTACCATCTTACTGATGTTTTTGGAAATGGTTTTTTTGGAGCTACCTTTTTTGAGGGGCATAATTATTCTCCCTTCATCTTGGTAGTGTACTTCTTACCACGCCAAGTAAACTGCTTAGCACCAGAGGTACGAGCAGATTTAAATGCTTGGTCAAACGACTTCTTGTTGAAGGAAGCCTGAGTCGTCTTGGGGCTGGGTCCTTGCTTTGGTTTGTAGTCGCCTCGCTTCATAGCGGCAGACAAAGTGCCATCAGCAGTATTACGAGCAGTGAGACCTTCAGCAGCAACACCAGCAAGACCAGCACGGCGAGCAACAGCACCAACCATTCGAGTAGCCGCCGCTTTGGCAAGCTTACCAGCCATCCGTTGAGACGCCGCACGGGCCGCACGACGGGTTTCAGCAGCCTTACGAAGGGCTTGACCTTGAGCAGATGCACGAGCTTGAGACGCAGGAGAGGTGGTACCAGCAGCCTGTTGACGAAGCTGAGCAGCGCCTTGACGGATGCCAGGAGCCCGCTGCGACATCAAACGATTTGCTTCAGCTGGCTTAACAAGGGGACGACCAGAGGCAGCCTTACGGGCCTGAGCCGCCTTCCGTACCAGCTTTTGCATACCTGGCTTGTTGGCATTTACCATCTTAGGCGTACCAGACGGTTTTGTCACCCCACCCTTGCCAGTACCAACGGGCTTAGAGCGTCCAGCCCCTGGGGCCATACCACCACGAACAGTAGCAGGCCCAGCCTCCGCTTTGGTAACCTTAGAAATGCGGGCTTGTTTTGCAGCTCCACGCAATTGGCTAACAGGCTTAGCAGTGTTGCGAGGATCTGTCTTATTTGTTTTACGAGGAGCCATGGTAATCAGGCATCCACGCGGGTCACGCGGCCAGTCTTGTTGGCGTTGTTGGAGGAGGGCACACGATCAGCTTTGCGCACGGTAAGGATGGCAGTTTTAGCAGCACTAACGGTAGCATTCAGAGCCACGGTAGTAGCAGAATTTGCAAAGGTAGCGGGGACGGTGGTCGTAGTAGTAACACCACCGGACACGTTTTTGGTGGTATGAGACCGGTTCTTCAGTTCGTCTTCATCTTGACGACCAGGGGCGTTAGAAATGGAACCGAAAGCGGAACCGCCAGCAGGAAGAGTAGCCATTTTTTTAAAGAATAAATGTTCTTAGGTAGTAGTCCAGGACAGGACTTTTGAAAAGTTGTCAAGAGAAAATGTTTCCTGACATACCCACCAGCTAAGCCAATGGGACGAGCCTTTGCTTTGATTGCAAGAAAGACACGCACATACTACGTTGTTGGTAGTATCGTGGCCTCCGCGTGCTTTTGGATGAACGTGATCCAAGGTCAGATTGTCAGACGAGCCACAATAAACACACTGGTTATTCCAGTAATCTTTAATTGCAGCTCTCCACATCCGCTTTGCATCAGAGGAGGTCATGGCCCTTAAAAGAAATAAGTACTCAGAAGGATCTTTGAGAGGCATCGTGGCCTACTGCGGTGGTTTACTTCTTCTTCTTTTTAGGAAAGCCCGCCTTCATATTGGCGTAGGCCTTAGGAGTAATGGTAGAGTTCTTTTTAGAACGGGAGGTTCCAGCCTTTTTACGGGCATTCATGTTGGCATAAAGCCCAGGAGGCTTAGCGTTACCCTTGTTCATTTCTTAGTGCTTTTGTTGTTGTGGCCATTTCGTGCGCGGTTCCGACTTGCGCTTTCGAGAACCATCGTCCCCTTCTTGGTATGGGAAAGATCGGGGCCTCCCTTTCCCGCTAGGCCGCGCCTTCTACGTTCAGTCCACCGTTCTTCGGAGGCATTCTTAACAGAAGGCTTCTTATTCAGTTTGCGTTGATATGCCGCCTTCTTAGCGGCTGCCTTTGGATTAGCAGCATAATACTTGGCGGACTTACTTTTTGCCTGTGCCATATTCGGAGAAGAATACCTTGTTTTCAAGACGCTCAATTCGGGCAGTACTATTTCCCACTTTTTCAATGAGCACCTCAACCGACTTGGCAATGTTATGAAGCGTGAGCATGTGCCATCCAAACAGCCCAAGAGCTGCTGTGGCTATGGCATTACGGATAATGTCATTATTGGATGACACGTTCCAAATCCTCCAACTCAAGCTCAGGTAAGGTGGCGAACAGTTCAGCCAGGGGTGAACCAGAGATTGGAAGACCGGTAACGTTATTCTTAGCAAGCCAATCGCACGCTGCACGAATGTCTTGTGTGGTGGCAGTTCCGCTTTGAATGCGGAGGATCAGTTCCTTTGTAACAAGGCCGTGAAGCTCGTTAAACTGATCTTCAGTGGCTCTTGTCATGGTTAGGGGCTAGTATTGACCATCAGGCCTTCATAGATCGGGTAATCAGAAGTCAAAATAATGGTCTTTTTAGCCCAACCAATGTTACTAAAAACCCACACAGCACCGTTGCCATCGGTAAACACCTGACCAAGGGTAGGTGCAGGGCTGGTAGGGAAGGTAGGAAATACGGGGTGAGACATCAGTTGTTCTCCTTAATCAGCTTTAATAGTTTTTGTGGATAGGTTGGATCTGTTGCATAGCCCTCAGTTTGGAGTAATTTGACGCACTCCTCAACTGACTTGGCACGGTTAACGCCTTGATACCCTTTGTAATCTTTGTACCAAAGGTTAATCAGCGTCTCAATGCAAGCTTCTGGGCTATCAAAGTCCCGAAAGATGTCATCAATGGTGATCCATTCCCCATCAACGAACTCCTTGGTTGTGTGGATAGAGCCTGGTTTACCCTTAATTCCAAAGAAATTGTTCTTACCAGAGGTGTGCTTGCCATAACCGGACTCAAGAGCCCACTGAGCAGCTACTACCTCAGGAAACTTGGCCCCGCATTGCTTAGCAGCAGCCTTGACACCCTTCCAGTCGTTTGTAAATACCGCCTTAGGGGCTTCTTTGAGGGGTCTGAAGGTCATATACCAGCCATGACCGGGGGCTTCTACCTCCCAACGCCGTAGCCAGTTCCTCCAGCTGTACTTAACAGCCTGACCGCCCTTTCCAATGGTAACATAGCCTCCATTGATGTTATCCATTTCCCCATACGGGTCGTGGAAGATGCCATACTCAGCATCAGCACCAACAAGAAGCATCCAATGGCCGCCTCCCCGAGGGGCATCAACTGGTCCCTTATGAAGAATGCCTGTCGCAACCGGATACCCAGCTCCAAGCTCCGCTAAAAGCTTATGTTTAGTGCCCTTCATTGAAAATCCTGCCTTGACACCATAGTCAGCACAGGCTTTAATGTGGGCAGTATAGGAGGTGGTATCGCCGTATTTAAGAACAGTCCTTAAATAATCATCATCAGCATTACTACCCTTAAGCGCATCGGGCATGATGTACTTGATGGCCATCGCACAGGTGCTAGAAAAGCACATCCGATCACCATGCACCGTTGCACTATCGGTTTGAGGGTAATACTGCTTCACAGGCAACATTACCATCGGAGTCACAGGATAGAATCCTTAACTTTTTTGATTTTATCGTCCTCAGAACGAAGAGGACGCATCAGATCCACTACCTTAAGAAAGATCTGGACAAGGCTATTCGATTTAAACTTGCTCACACCGACAATTTCGGAAGCAAGAAACAAAGCAAAGAAAACAGCCGCCTCGTAGGTCAGCTTAAGTCCAAAGATGGTGATCATGGTGGTTAACGGCCTTGGCCGCGTGTTTTTTTACGTCCGTGGTTAGGAAGGGACCGCGTTCCCTGCCCCTGTCTAGATTTTTTCGGGGGACCGGGAACGAAGCTCACCTTATTCAGAGCGCCTTTTGGTTTGGCCATCAGCTCCAGGGAAGACCAGCAGCCTTGGTCGGGTTGCGCTGTTCTTCAAGTTGATTCAGCAGGGCCTGGCCAATTTCCTGAACCTTATCAGAACCAAGGGCTTCCTTCACCCAGCCAATCACCTGTTCTTCGGTGAGTTCAGAGAAGGGAACCAATTCTTCGGGACGCTCAAAGCCAATCGAACCATACGCACCAGCCGAATACACATCATCTTTTGCATCAATGGTGTAATGAGCGGTGTAAACAAAACCATCGGCGGTTTCGCGTTCGAGGTTGGCAATGTGCCATTCAGCGGTGAAAGTGTTGTCAGACATGGTTTTAAAGATTTGGAATGCTGTATTCTTGGGTGGTGTTGGCGTAATGTTTCCAGATTACATCCGCAGTATTTCCCGCCCAGGCAGCAACCTGAGCAATAGGAATGTCAGCCTCAATCCATCGACTGATTGCAGTGTGTCGCAGATCATAGGGACGGTAGAGGTTAGAAATCAGATCAGCAGAACGTAGCTGCATCATCTTCTTTCGAAAGTAACTTTGGTATGCCAACCGGTCCCAGGGAAAGATAAATTCACTGTCCCTGTCAAGGCTGGAAAGGATCTGTTGGCACTTATTGTTGAGAGGAACCCAACGCTTTTTATTCGTTTTGGTGCTATGTTTGAGGCCGTGGGTAAGAGTAAAGTTGCGGTGGACTAGGATTTTATCATCCTTAATGTCATCCCACATCAGTGCCCTTACCTCACCAGTCCTCATGGCAGTTTGAAGCATGAACTCGGAATAGGTTGCCCAGTTCGTTGATTTGTAGGTACGCTTTGCTTCAAGAGCGACCATCACCAGATTAAGTTCCTTGCGAGGAATCACCACAATGTCCTTATCCATCTGTGGTGCCTTAGGCATACGAAAGGTTTGGATTGGGTTGCGCTTAATCAAGGCAATGTCCTCCTGGCTAGCCCACCGATACAACCCCTTCAGGTACATAGCGACCCGACGAGCAGACTTAGTGGGCTGTTGTTGTAATAGCCAGGTAAGAACTTTGCGGCCATCGGTATCAAAATCCTGGTAGGGACTCCGAGAAAGCCACTTTTTCGCTTGCGCGTAGTCGGACGTGAGGCTCGTAGCTTCAAGTGAAATCGAGCGTTCTGCCACGAATTGGTCCCAGGCTTCCATCAAGGTGAGGGCCATGTACGGGTAAAAGGTCAACGACCCCCTAACAGTACACGACCCGTCAACCCCTGTCAAGCCCCCTTAGTGAGTAGGGCTAAAAGGTCTGGCTACCACCACCAAATGCGCGGACCAGGCCGATACGGGAGACCGGCGTAGACCCAGAGCATTGGGAAGGTTATGGCAACAACCATGAGCAGTGCTGCAATGAGATAATTCATGCGGATTCAAGGGCTGCAACTTTGGCTTCCAGTTGCTCGATGCGCTCTTTGCTTTCTTTCAGAGCAGCCACCAGTAGAGGCACAACCTCCGTGTAGGAGAGCGCCAATGCCTCTGGATCTGTCTTGTCAACAGCTTCTGGCAGCACTGCATCAACGTCCTGAGCAATCAGGAAGCTCCGCCGCTTGTCTTCTGGGTCAGTAACCAGGCGACCCGTCAAAGCACGGAGAGTTGCAACTTTGCTTAGCCCACTCTCGATTGGCTCTAAGTCGGTCTTAAATCGTTCGTCAGAAAGAGTTGACCAAGATGTCCCGCTGTAAGCAAGTTGAACGCCTGTGCCACCACTTGAATCTGAAACAATAAAAGCAGAACCGGAGTTCATGCCAACAATGTTGTACCTGCCGGCAGTTGTGCTGCTATGCCTAAAAGTAAGCTGACCAGTAGTGGCATTTTCAAGAGCATTTCGATTGGCAACGTGTGCGTCAGTTGTCCCGATGCAGACTTCGCCACCGTTTTTGATGGTCATCCGCGCTGTCGGGCTGCTCGCTCCATCGGCGGTAGTGGAGAACACTAGGCGGCCCGGCATGTCACCAGCGCCAGGCGTTCCGTCTACTTGGCAACCAATAAAAGCGCCAAGGGAAGACAAATTACTTCCATCAGCGCCAGCAAAATCGATTCGACCTAAATAGTCTCCAGACTGAACAACTGTATTGCCACCAACAGAGCCAGACCTTGACTTACCAAAAACCAGATAAGAAGGTTGATTATCGTTGCCGTTGTTGATTAAGTTGACAGACGAAGTGTTGTAACTTGTACCTTCAAGCTGGAATCGGCCATTAACACCTGCACTGCTACGGTCACTAGACGTGCCAACTAACAGGCGTCCTGAGCTGTCGATGCGGGCGCGTTCGCTTGATCCAGTAAAAAACTGAATTGGGTTGCCACCTATTCCCAACGCACTCTCATAACCAGCATCGTCAACCCCAACGACAGCATTGTTGGCGTAAGTCGAACTGGCAGAAAAAACAATATGGCGGTTTGTACTTGGCTTTACGTCAAAAATAGTCAAGGGCCCAGTAGTGCCAATCCCTACTCGCTGTGACGAGTCAATGGTGATAGCTGTCGTGCCCGCCGCATCAATGGCAAGTTTGCTCGTTGAAGCACTGGCGGAAATCTTTGCAAGTTCAGTGCCATCAGCTTTTCTTAAGTCCAGCCCAGAAAAACCGTTTGTACTGTTTGATTGAATCGTTATGCCAGCACCAGTTCCTGATCCATCATTCTTGATGACTAGATCGTCGTAGTAACTGGATGTTCCAGTACCAGGGCTGCTAGTCCCCAGACCTACCCGCCCCGACGAGTCAATAACGAGGCTGTTAACAGGTGCGCTGCCGTTAAAGCTGACGGCTTGCGTGCTGCCTGCGGTGCCTGCGCCGACGAAATTCAGAGCGCCGGTTGAGGTGATGCGGAGGCGTTCGGAACCGCTAGTGAAGAAAGCAAGTGGCTGATAGGAGCCTGTCCCAATTTTGTCGGAAGTGATATAAGCGTAGCCGCCAGCATCATATGTACCAAGCACCAAGGCAGATGAGTTGGCGCTTTCGCGGGTTCTAATCCCGTTTCCAGTTACATCAAGTCGGTAAGTGCTTGGCGCAGCACCAGCTCCGATTAGTCCGTTTGAATCAACAAACAGCCGTCCAGTGCCATTAGTTGAGATGGCTACTTGGTCTGCGCCAGGGGAGTAGATGCCAGTGTTGGTGTCGCCGGAAAAGGTAACGCTTGGGGTACCAGCAGCCCCAGCATTAAAGGCAACGGTTTGGTTAGCCAGTTTAGTTGCAGCAGTAGCAGCAGCAACGTTGCTCAGATCTTCCTTGGCAAGAGGATGGCCACCTGCGGTAGCATTATCATGAACAACAACAGTATCTTTAGTTGTATCGACGGTGACCTCACGAAGGGCACCAGTAAACGTGGAGTGCTCAGTAGTAGTACCGCCACGCAGTTGAAGTTGATCAGCCATTGTTTTTGTTACTTAAGTAAGAATCAAACAGTTCCAAGGTTTGTCAGACCACAACCGATTGCACAGTTGTAGTTGGCTGTGCCGCCGTTTTCACCGGCAAAGAAGTCAGATGCACAACCAGATGTAAGGCCGCCAAGATCAATGACCTTGGAACCTGGAGACCCTGCAACGAGGTTATAGAGGTCTCCAAAAGATTTTTGACCAAGACTAATAGCTTGACTAGCAAGAATAATAGCCTGGTTAGATGTAGTAACAGCAGTGCTGGCATTACTACTAGCTGTATTGGCAGTAGAAACTGCGTTGGTGGCGTTGGTGGAGGCGGTGGAGGCGGTACTTACTGCGTTACTTGCATTTGTATTTGCAGTGTTTGCAGTAGATACGGCTGCCGTTGCATCAGCTGCAGCAGCATTAGCAGTTGATACAGCTGCACTAGAATTAGAAAGAGCCGTATTGGCTGTGCTAGTAGCAGCGTTGGCAGTAGATAGAGCCGTATTGGCCGTTGTTACCGCATTACTAGCATTGGTACTTGCTGTGTTAGCGGTACTAAGAGCCGTCGAAGCATTGGTACTTGCACTATTCGCGGTAGAAATAGCCGAGTTAGACTGGTTAAGAGCCGTAACTGAGTTATTAAGTGCAGTGGTAGCATTAGTATCTGCATTGGTAGCAGCATTTAACGCATTGTTAGCAGTGGTAACCGCAGCACTAGCATTTGATGAGGCTGTGTTGGCCGTGGTTACCGCCGCAGATGCGTTTGTATTAGCAGTATTGGCCGTACTAACAGCAGCGGATGCGTTTGAAGAAGCAGTGTTTGCCGTTGATACGGCATTACTAGCATTAGTGGAGGCTGTGTTTGCTGTGCTAAGTGCAGTATTAGCAGTTGAAACAGCAGTACTGGAATTACTAAGCGCAGTGTTTGCTGTGCTCAGAGCAGTATTGGCGGTTGCTGTAGCTGAAGCTGCTTCGTTATCCGATTCTTGACCAAGATAAAT